AAATTTCTCTAGCATTCAATCTGAAGCAACGGCAGAGCAAATTGAGGCTGGCGGTGGTAATGTCACATATGGTACATATACGGACTATGGATTCCGTTATTCCTTTTTTCATGTTGAATATCGAAAATCAACTGGTAGCTCTGCATGGCAACGAATATCTGACCGGCCGTTTGGCGTAAAAGGCACTAATCCAGTTGGCCAATACAATTTTATCCGATTAGCTTTTTACGCTGGAGCAGATATTTATGAAGTACGATTTGTGCCCGTATCAGGCGGTGCATTTATCAGGCTTCACCAATATGCGTACATATTAGATGCAAGCAGCGGAAGCTTACAATCATTTGCATCTAAGGATGGTGGTGTAAATATTAGCTATGTAGGCAATCCAGGCGCCGCGATTGATGCTTATGCAGGCACCAATAAAGTCATGTACTGGGGCGGCGTATCTGGACCGATTGAGCCAACCAATAATGCAGTTACCGCTATTGTTCCTGATTCATTGATTACAAGTAACCCGCCAGCCCCAGGCGTATATGGCACTAGCGGTGGCGATGGTTCAGGTTTAACGGTCAGAGTCGCGCATGAGAATATAATAAATTCATTTTCTGTTACGTCAATTACTACCGGCTGGCGCCAGCGTTGGCTGCATATGGGTGTCCTAGGTGTTGAACTTCCCAGCAGCGCAGGGCAAAGGATCACAAGCGATTTAAGTTTGCGTAGTTCAAGTGGACGTAATATAACCATAAATATAATGCTTTACAGCGTAGCCGTAAACGATCCAATATATAACGCCGATATGATTATAGCCGGATACTCAGGTTACACCTACGGCTGGATCAGCGAGTTTCAAGTAAACGAAACAATTCAACCAGATGGTTTCGATGGTGGAATATACAATGGCGAAGAATTTTACGTTGATATACCCCCAGGCTGGTCTGGCTCTCCCACTCGTGTTGGTATACGGGCTAATACAACTGAGACAACAATCGTCAAAATATTTGTTCAAAGCAAAGGCAATAATTATGGTTACCGCAAAACGTTCACGGTAAACGGCACAAGCCTACCGGCAATTATGATTAGTGGCTTGGAAAGCACTCCAGGGTCAGCGGCAGTTGGAAGACCCGTCAACATTTGGGATGCTGTATCTGATGTATATTTATTTAGCGAGGAGGAAGGCAGTCATCAAGATAGCCCAGAGCACCAGATTGTATATGTAAATGAGCAACGCAGAAATTCAACGACGCCTATTTACAACAGCCTTGCCTTGGCTGGGATGCAACTCCGCAGCGGCAAAGACTGGAGCAGCTTTAGCAACTTTAGCTATTACGCTAAATCTGGACGTGTTATTCCTTTGATGGTGGATAGTGGCGGCAATAGCGTCAACTCACCAACAGATCTAAGTGTCACAGGTGCCAGCCATTTGTTCCCTGAGATCTTGCGTAACTTGCTGCGCTCTACTGTCTATGGCTCTGGCGCGTTGGTGCCTGAGGCCATGATCGACTGGGATGGTTTTCGCGCCGCAGCCAGAGCTTGTCAGGCTAATGGTTGGTTTTTTGATGGCGTAATTTCAACTCAAACCAACGTGCGCGAATGGGCTTATCAACATGCACCATATTTCATGCTGGATTTTGTAATTAAAGGTGGCAAGATTTCGCTGGCTCCAACTTATCCAATTGATTCCAGCGCCAGCAACGGCTACGGAATTGATTATGGACGAAAGCCAACGATCAGCGCATTGTTTACTGATGGCAACATCATTGAAGACAGCCTGCAGGTGAACTGGTATTCAACCGAACAGCGACTGGCGCCACAAGTGGTGGTGACATACAGGCAGGAAATTGAAAATGGATTCTCTGAAACCAAAAACGTGTTAGTTCGGCTGCTTACTTCTAGCGAAACTGCACCAACAGAGGCTGTTGATTTCACTGGCTTCTGTACTAACGTCGAACACGCTAAAACCTATGCCAAGCTACTGATTCAAGTTCGGGCTAACACGACCCATACCATTCAATTCAAGACGTTGCCTGAGACGGTTTCGCTTGAGCCTGGCGCATATTTTAAATTATCTAGTGCTGCTAGGCACGTTGCGTCATTTCAGAATGGCTATGTACTTGACTCAGGCAAAGTCGTTACTACAACCAGCGTTGATGGCCAGACTTTAACGGTTTATTGGTGGCGATCCGGTATGGCATCAGTTGAATCAGCGTCAATGACTGTAGACAGCGCTGGTACGGTTACTGATCCAAAATTCAATGGTGCAGTATTTACTGTTTACGATGCTGGCGATCAATATCCACGTATCTATAAGGTCGAGTCAATTGCATATGAAGATGGATTGCTTGATATTGGCGCTAGTCATGTTGGTACAACGGCAAGCGGAGCAATATCTTACTTAGACTTGGATGACAGTAAGTTTTTGATTGAGGTGCAATCATGAGTTCGCCTCAGGGGCCAGACTTCCCAAGCTTTGTACCTAGCAGTAGGTCATTGGTCCCTGGTGATTTTCCAAGCAAAACGTTTACATCACAATCTGGCATTCAATCTGTTGTTCAATATGGCAGCCGCCGCAATGGCCAAACTCTAGAACTTTCATATAATAACACCACTGAGACAATTGCCGCTGCTATATACGATCATTATTTAGCTTGCAAGGGCACCATTTATTTTTTTGGCGTGCTTGAAGGTGCTAAGTCTGGTAATTCTACTTTTCATGCTGGCACCAGCGATGGCAGCACTAACAACCGCTTTAGTGCTACTCCTTTTGGAATGCGGTACAAATATGCCGAGCCGCCACAGTTCAATAGCATTAAGCCAGGCCGTATGTCGGTATCTGTGAAATTAATCGGGGTACTTGACTCATGACGTATTACAGCGGCAAGGATGGCAGCTTGACCTATAACGGCAGCAGCGTTGCCAAGGTCAGTAACTGGAGTTTCTCCAGCAGTGTTGACACTTTAGAAACTACAGCGATTTCTGATTCCGAGCGTTCATACGTGCCAGGGTTACGGCAGGCTACTGGGTCAGCCACCATTTTTTATTATGACGATGCGCCTAAGCCGTTGCTAGAGCGCATAATTGGCATTAGTGCTATTAGTGAATCCGGCGTAACTTTAAAGTTTGCTTGGGGCAGCAAGTATATTCAAGGTAGTGCAATTATTACCAGTGGAGAGCTTAGCTGCGCTGTGGGCGAGGTAATGCAAGCATTAATTCAATTTCAATTTACTGGTGTACTGACTGGGGTGAGCTTGTAATGTCAATTTACCTTGGCACTGCTGGCTTAATTGAGCTAACAAGGGTTGGTATTGCAGATGCCTTAACAGCTATTGTTAACCCATCGGATTTAGCAGTATCTAAGTCAAGGTTTAGTTTTGAGTTTCCAGTTGGCTCATTGCTAACTGGTGATTACGTAACATTTAAGACTACAGATGGAACCAACTTAGATTTTGTTGCTACTTCCGGCTGGGCTGATGGCATTCGCCATACCGATGGCAATTGGTTTGTCAATGTCGATGACCTTGGCAGTATTAGGTTGTATGACACCTTTGATCATGCGGTTGCCGGGGAAGCTAGCGGGTTGACCAGCCTTTCTACAATTAGTCGAAATATACCTATTGCCTGTAGTGTCGTCAATAATATCCCAAGGGTAATCGGAAATCTTGAGAGGTATGAAATTTCAACTGACAGGGAAACTGTAGACGTAAGCGGCTTGGGGGATGAATTTCGCCAGCATTATGGAACCATGATAACTGGCAGTGGCCAAATGTCATGTATTTTTGATTATCGTTACAGCCAAACTTCTTCATATCCTGGCGCTGAGGGCTATGTTGAGCTTGCATCTTATATGCACGCTTTAATTTTACGGCAAAAATTTGGCGCTGAATTTAAAGCAAAGCTGTTCTTATTGACAAGAGGCAAAGGCCAAGGGGCAAGTGCAAGTGATGACGAGATTTGGTTTGATATTGATGGAATCGTAACGCAAGCTAGTATTGCGTTTGACCCGGGGCAGATTGTCAGCTCAACTTTTAATTTTGTTACTACTGGCGAAATTAGATTACGTGTAATTACTGATCCCCCATCTTATTTGCTGCAAGAAGGCGGCAGTAAACTGAATCTAGAGGATGGCAGCGGCGCATTGCTGCTGGAGCAACAAAATGGCTGATCTTCGGATTACAGAGCTATCGGCATTGGCATCAGCCGATCTTGCCGCCACAGATCCGTTGCCAGTAGCGGATTTAAGCGCTAGCACTTCAAAAAAGATTACGGCTAAGGACTTTGTTCAAAAGGCCGTCACGCTAATTGATGATGCCTCGATCCCTAGTGCAAAAGTTAATTTTAGCGGGATTTCGGGCACCAGTATCACTGATGGCACGGTAACAGCCGCCAAATTAAATACCAGCAGCATTCCAGCCACCGGCGGCCTAGCCGTGTCAAGCGGCAACCTAGGGCTCGTCGCCCCAACCAGCCCAATTGTCCGTAATGGCAGCACCGGCTCACTAGAGCACGCAACCAGCGGCGCAACCGCAGGCACCTATACCAAGGTGACGGTGGACACTAAAGGCCACGTTACCGCTGGCACTACGCTGACTGCTGCTGACATTCCACTGGCCACTTCGTCAGTTGTTGGCGGCGTATCCGTTGGCACTGGCCTATCCGTTACCGGCGGTGGTGTACTTAACCACAGCAACTCAGTTGCCGCTGGCACCACCAGCGGCATTACCCGCGACGCGCAGGGCCACATCACTGGCGCAGTGGCTTTGGTATCGGCTGATCTACCGCTTGCCTCTGCTGGCGTACCAGGCGCTGTTAGCCCAGGCACCGGCACCTCGGTCAGTGGCGCTGGTGCGCTATCGGTTACGGCTGCTACCTCAAGTGCATTGGGTGGCGTAATTGTTGGCGGTGATTTTGCCGTTAGCACTGGCACCATTTCGCTGGCAACACAGGCAGGCCTTACCGCTGGCGCCTATCCAAAAGTCACAGTTACAACGAAAGGAATCGTCACTGCTGGCGCATCACTGGTAGCGTCTGATATTCCAAATCTTGATGTAAGCAAGCTGACGACTGGAACGCTAAGCGTCAGCCTGCTAGGTACTAACTCAATCACAGGCGCCAAACTAGCAAACTATTCAACTATCAAATTTGGCGGCGCCGGCAGCACATCAGGCATTGTTACATTTCCGACGCCGGAATTTACAGGCCAAGGATTTTTTGATAGCACTAATGGTGATTTTTACATTTTTGATGGTAATACATGGCAGCCATTGACGGTTATCTCAGGCGATCTGGTTTACGCCGGTACATATAACGGGTCAACAAATCGGGTCGCGTCGGTAACGACTGCGGGAACTGCTGCCGGGTTGGTTATAGGTAGTGCGCTGCCGGCTGGTTCGGCTTCATTGTTGCGGTATTACGTCGTTGTATCCGAATCAGGTAACGGCGTTTCGCCTGCGCCGGTGGTAGCGCTTGCGCCGCCGGACATGATCATTTGTAACGGCGCAACCTGGGATCTGGTTGACGTTTCAAATGCTATTGCAGGTCAAACCGCCACAAACATCAGCTTTACGCCTTATGGCAACCTTGCTGCTACCAACGTTCAAACAGCGCTGCAAGAACTAGACGATGAAAAGATCGCCAAGACTGGCGGCACTGTAACCGGCGAGTTACTGATTGGTTCTGCTGGCACATTTGGGTTTGAAGGCAGCACCGCCAACGCATACGAAACTTATCTGTCGGTTGTAGACCCAACGGCTGACCGCGCCATCGTATTCCCTGATCAGTCGGGCAACGTAATCGTCAGCGGCAACGCCTCGATTGTAAATGCCGACATCAACGCCAGCGCTGGTATTGTAGACACCAAGCTGGCCACCATTGCTACTGCTGGCAAGGTCAGCAATAGCGCCACTACTGCCGCAAGCGCAAATACGGCAAGCGCAATTGTAGCCCGTGATTCATCGGGTAATTTTAGCGCTGGCACGATCACCGCTGCTCTGACTGGTACTGCTAGCAGCGCCACGGCATTGGCTACAGCTCGCACCATTCAAGGGGTTAGCTTTGATGGCACCGCAAACCTTACAGTTGCCACCGCTGGCAGTGGCATCAGCGTTACCGGCACTGCAATTGCAAATACCGGTGTTTTAAGCGTCAACGGCAATGCGGGCGCCATCACAAACATTGCGGCAACCAATGCCGTTCAGTCATTCACCGTTGCTCAGCGTGGGACGATTACAGCGCTGACCGATGGCGCCACGATTACGCCAGATTTTGCAGCAGCTAACAACTTCTCAGTGACACTTGGCGGTAGCCGCACACTTGCGAATCCGACAAACCTAACGGCTGGGCAAAGCGGAACAATTGTAATCACCCAGGATGGCACCGGCAGCCGGACATTGGCATATGGCAGTTATTTCAAATTTGCGGGTGGTACGGCACCAACGCTTACCACTACAGCCGCTGCAGTTGATGTGATCGCCTATTACGTTGAATCCTCTACCCGTATCACCGCCCGCATCCTCAACGACGTCAAATGAGCCCCATCCGTTCTTCACTACTTCTCGGCGCTGGTGCTGCCGCTGCTGGCGGACTCCAGGTGAGTAGATCCCTCCGCTTCAATCCTCCGGACACTTCTTTTCTTAACCGTACCCCAAGTGTTGCTTCCAATCGTAGAACTTGGACATGGAGCGGGTGGATAAAAAGGGGGAGAACTACTTC